GAACTGGGTCAATCGGACTTTCTGACGGCTCGTGGGGTTCAGGCTTTAGCCAAAGACGCAGTACGTAATTCTATTGTTAAGATCAATCAATCAGAATTCACATGGCCCTTTAATGCGGCTGAAATCGAAAATACATTAGTGCCCGGGCAAGAAGAGTACTCCTGGCCACAGAATTTCAAAATAGCAGACTGGGATAGTTTTCAGATTCAAGCAGACTCCACACTAGATGTGGATTTCTTGACTTTAAAGTTTATCAGCCGAGACGAGTATTACCGCCGGTATAGAGATACTGACCAGAATGCGGGTGCAGATGGTATCAGCATACCAAACTATGTATTCCCATCTCACGGGTCTGGTTATGGGGTATCCCCCTCTCCAGATAGGGCGTATAAAGTCAAGTTTCGGTATTATCTCAACAATACTTCCCTAATTAATCCAACGGACGAGACCAGAATACCGTCTACGTATGACCACGTCATTGTTGAGGGTGCCTTGTATCACATGTACATGTTCCGGGATAATATTGAGTCCGCCAACATGGCGATGCAGGTATTTGATCTTGGCCTCAAAGAAATGAGGACCATATTCATCAATAACTACAACAAGATGTACGACACTAGGGTGGCCTATTAATGCCGGATCGTATACAGTCGTTTAAAGTAGTATGCGGCGGTGGGTTATACGCAAGTGAGAACCATCTACAACTTGCGGAAAGCCTGCCAGGATCCGCTACTCGCCTGTTAAATTACGAGCCCTCCCTATTCGGGGGGTATCGTCGCATTAACGGGTATGAATACTACGATGACTTGGCGGAAGAAGTGGCACCAGATACCGCTGAAGGGCCTGTCTTAGGAGTGGCAATATTCAAAGATGACTTCGCTCAGCAGACAGTCATTATTGCTACAAGAAAAGATCAAGGGTCGGATACCTACAGTTTTTACCAGCATGTTCCCTTATCTGGCTGGACCAAGTTAACACTGCCCACGGGTATTACACGCAATATGACATCAGTGCCGTTCAATGCAACGGTCACACGGGTACGCCACGAGTCATTTCATTTCGGTGTACGTAATGAGATCTGTTTTGTGGACGGGGTGAACCCGGCCATTGTGTATAACGGCAATGATTGGTGGGTTATAGATCCAACAGGAACTGGTACTACAGCAGATCCGGGGGGAGACCAGGCTGTAATCGCCCCAGCTGTTGTAGCCGTATTTAAAAATCATCTATTTTTGTCCGCCTGTTCGTGCTCTCCTGCGGTTGTTGCCCACAGTGCTCCAAATGATGCCCTAGACTTCACTGCTGCAGGTGGTGGCGGTCAAGTAGCATCGGGGGCTGACGTAGTACAGATTAAACCATTCCGAGACAACTTGTTTGTATTCGGGGTTAATACCATTAAGAAAGTTACTTCAGACCTTACGGCCGGCTTTTTAATAGAAAACGT